AAACATTCAAACAAACCTGAATACATCTATGTCATCGAAGATGGCTTGATTGATGCGCTAGAAGAGTATGACAGAGATAACTTGATTGATATCTCTTATTACGGACCAGGTAAGAAATACATTGCTGAAATGGAGGCAGAATTTGATGAGTGAAGGAACGAAACGCAACGATAACAAATTATTCAATAGTCTGTACAAGATAACCGTCAATGATGTTGTCGAAAAAAGGAACAAACTAACCTATTTGTCTTGGGCATGGGCGTGGGCAGAAGTCAGCAAAATATGCGAAGAAGTAGACTACGAAATCTATCGTGATCCAGAAACGCATCGTCCATACCTCTTTGATGAAAAAACAGGCTATATGGTTTTTACCAGTATCACAGTCAACGGAGTAAAGCGTGACATGTGGTTACCAGTCATGGATGGTGCAAACAAGGCAATGAAAGATAAGCCATATACCTACGAAGTCAATGATTATCAGTGGAATAACGAAACGAAGAAAAAAGAGATTGTTGGAAAAATCGAAAAGCGAGTTGAAGCAGCAACGATGTTTGATATCAATAAAACAATCATGCGCTGTCTTGTAAAAAATCTAGCGATGTTTGGGCTAGGGCTATATATATTTGCTGGCGAAGATATGCCAGAAGACGTCTCAATGCTTGAACCAGCTACTCAAAGAAGCAAAAAGCTATTCTTAGATGCTTTGCAATTGGTTGCTAACAAGTACGATAAATCAATTGATGAAGCAATTGTTGCATTGACTGATGCGGCTTCTATAACCGCTGATGACAGTAAATGGACCAAGAGAGACTTGGGCATTCTAAAACGAGGCGTTAATTGGCTTGAAGATCAGTACAGAGAAGAAACAAAAGAGAAGTGATATGAGTGTTTAAACCATTAATCGATTCATATTCAGCAGTTCTGAAAAAGTTCAAAGGAAAAGACATAGGTGCAACGATCAATGAAGAAGTGAACATTGATCGACTAAAGACGATGTATGACGGCTACGATGGCGATCGAGTCATTGAAATTCGTTTTATTGATCCTAGACGTTTCACTGTACAGCAACGAAACTTCATCTATGCGCTGATAGGCGATATTTTCATCGATACAGGCATGCCAACGGACTTCTGGAAGGAATTCTTCTACTTCCGTTTCGAAGGTGTCACAGGGCGCAAAATAAGCCTCAAAGATGAATCGAGCACAACCGTAAGTGATGCCAATATCTTAGCGAATATCATCCTAGATTTCATCTTTGAGCATGATATTCCGTTTAAAAATGGATATGAAATTTTGCCCCAAAACGAACAGTATTTCTTTTACAAATGCCTCACGAACAGGGTGTGCTGTAGTTGCGGAAAGAAAAATGCTGATATACATCACGTAGACTCTGTCGGCATGGGAAATAACCGAAAAAAAATAAACAATTCTGGTAGGCGCTTTATGGCTCTGTGCAGAGAATGCCATACGAAAATTCATGTCGAAGGTTTTACTACATTTACAACTAAAAGAAAGCTTACGGCAGTTGTTCTCAAAGACAGTGATTTAAAAAGATTGGGGTTGAATATCATTGAATGAATTATGGATGGATATCGAAGGATACGAGGGAGTATATCAAGTTAGTAGCTTAGGAAGAGTTAAATCTAATCGCCCTAACTATGTAATTAATAAGGGATACGTTAACAAAGAAGGATTTATTATGAAACCATCTGACAATGGGAAAGGGTATCAAATTATCTTCTTAAGCGGCAAAGGTTTTAGAGATAGAAGGTATGTCCATCGGCTAGTAGCTTTTCACTTTTTAAAAGAAGCGTATTTCGAAGGTGCTGAAGTCAATCATAAGAACGGAGATAAATCTAACAATACTGTTGAAAACCTAGAATGGCTCAGTTCTGATGATAATAAAAAGCATGCTAGAAAAAATGGATTAACTAACTTGAAAGGACCATCAAAACTAACTGATTTGCAAGCTTTAGCTATCAAGCGTTTATATACAAACAAATTGATGAGCTCCGGAGAAATAATGAAACTTTTTAATGTCAGCAGGCATACCGTGCTGAATATAGCTTCAGGGAAGACATTTAGTTTCTTGGAAGATTAAGAGAAACACAAAATAGGTGTGACTAATTTCAAAAATAAGTATCAAATCAAAGGGATTAAGTTAAACCAGGAAACAATTAAGAAACTTAGAATAGGAGGATAAAAAATATTGGCTGACAACAAACGATACTACTATTTAAAACTAAAAGAGAACTTCTTCGATAGCGACGAGATGGTTCTTTTAGAAAGTATGCCAGATGGATACATTTATTCTAATATTCTTCTCAAACTTTATTTAAGAAGTCTGAAACATGAAGGCAAACTAATGTTTAATGACAGGATTCCATTCAATTCTACAATGCTTGCGACTATTACAAGACACTCTGTGGGAGTTGTAGAAAAAGCAGTACAAATATTTCGTGATTTACAACTTATTGAGGTATTAGATAACGGAGCAATTTATATGTCTGATATACAAAGTTTTATTGGGAAATCTTCAACTGAAGCTGATAGGAAGAGAAAATACAGAAAAGAAATTGAGGAAGCAAAACAGAATTTAATAACAAGTGGACAAATGTCGGACAAATGTCCGGACAAAACTACACCAGAGTTAGAGATAGAGTTAGAGAAAGATATAGAGTTAGAGAAAGATATAGAGAATGTAACGCCTCCGAAAAAATCGAAGGCTAAGCCCATCCGTCATAAATACGGAGAGTATAAAAATGTTCTTTTGTCAGATGAGCAGATGGAGAAACTCAAAACAGAATTCCCTAATGACTACCAAGAGCGAATAGAACGGCTATCTGAGTATTGTGAATCATCAGGTAAGACTTATAAAAACTATTTGGCAACTATTCGAAGTTGGGCAAGGAAAGAAAAAAGTGAGCCTAAGAATGCAAGTGGTGCATACAAACGCACAGGACGACGAGAGAAGCTTCCAGAATGGGCAATCGACCAAGAAGCCTATCAAAAGAAAAAAGCGCTAGAACGAGCTAATAGACAATCAAAAGCACCATTCTAAGAGGTGGAAAATTGAAAATCGATTATCTAGAACTGATCAATGAAATAGCAAGTTACAAAACTGGTGAGGAAATAGAGATTCTGAGAGACGTTTATGAACAACTTGATGAAGCTGGAATCGAACGAATTAAGAATGATCGTTCAAGTTGGAGTAAACTCAGATACTATTTCGCACTTTATATCGATGCAACACAATTAAGAAATTTAGCTTATACAAAATTACTATTTGCTGATTGCGTTAAAGGATTGCAAAAACATCTTAGTGAACTTGAGCAGGTGTAATCAGATGGATCTAAAAACATTTACAGCACAGATCGAACTAATGCATCAAGAAGCTTTAAGACAAAGCGCCTCGTACGAAGACAAGTGGCTCAACACGTTCCATGGTGGACGTGAGAGCGCACTTGATCAAGTGCTCAAATTATTGAAAGGAGAATGTCGGGATGAATAAGAAAGCGGCAATGCAGCGAATTATCGAATTGACTTATTCAGAAGATTGGCAAAATGACAAAGAAGCTGCTTCAGAAGTGATGAGACTTGGAAGAGCGATGTGGGCAGACAAGAGCAACAAGCCAAGACCGCGAAAAATCGCAATTTGGCACGGTGACAAACTTCTAGTGACAGGGACAGCTGAACAGTTAGCAAGTCTCACAGGCTTGCACGAGAAAATCGTGAGAAAAAGAGCTAGGTGTGGATACACAGACGTTAAGAAGAGAACGTTTAGATACGTGGAGGGATCGTCATGACAACAGAAGAAGTGATTCAAATGCGTATTCGAAACATTCAGCGTGAAATTGACGATCTAGAACGAACAAAGGCAGTGATGGTCAATGAAACGGCTAGAAAGGCAATCGATTTGCACATAGAGAACTTAAGAAGGGAAATTCGGAGATTGGAGGAATGAGCGTGGATAAGAAAGCAGCAATGAAACGAATCATCGAACTGACACATTCTGAGAATTGGCAAGAAGACAAAGAAATAGTTGCAGAAGTCCAAAAGCTCGGTAAATCA